TGGTAAGAGGAATACCTCCAACAATCATTATCCTTCATTATAAGGAGAAGGTGAAATGAATGAGAATCAGGCCTTTAAGGAGGCCCTCAATCTCTCTATGAAGGAAGTACGGTCTCTTACAGGGACAAACTTCTCATTAGTTGAAGAGGTTGAGCATATCGTTAAGTGGGTCGAATGTTCTGGAAAAGAGTGGGCTGTCAAAAGGCTAAAGCACCTTAAGACTATTGCCCTTAAGCTCTTATCCGGGGAACAGATCTCCCTTCAAGATTATTACGGACGGAAGACCGTAATTGAGAATGTGGAGATTCCCGCACTCCGCCTATTTTCAATCCTTTTAAAGGCCCAAAAGGCCAATAATTGGAGAGGAATACGTGCGGTCTTAGATACGCTCAATACTTATTCGGTCTTTGATGGACCAGGTAATGATATCGAAGAAAAGATAGATAACATTACTAAGCAATGCCATGAGGAAATTTCCCGATCTGACCAGGACAACCTTAAGTCCTTGATCGTGAAGAACTTCGTCCTCAAGAAAAGGAATCGACCGTATAAGCTTAGCTTTTCCGGTCCGGATATTGGTGGGGCAAGGTATGCTTGTCAGCCTGGAAGGAATTCCAGTTCTGTTGAAGCCTTAATACCGAGCCTTTCCTTTATTCCGAAATGGATTTGGGAATCCGTTCCGAAGATGGAGGCTTGGGTCAAATCCCAGCCATATCTCGAGAACGTTTCCAAATACGGATCCCTTTTCCTGCAAGGAAGCGGAGTCCCTAGCAGATACTGGGGTGGAAACCTTGCCATTCTCGGTGAAGCTGGGCTGAAAACACGAATTGTCTTTGTTGGAAATCCGTGGATCCAGGGCTCCTTGAAGTCCACCATGGTGATCCTTCAACGAGAATTGTTGAAGCTTCGTACTGATTGTACTTTTGATCAGGACGAGGGCCGCCGCTATGTTAGGGAAGCCTTAAGGAGTGGTCGAACCGTGCACAGCATAGATTTGACTGCTGCCACAGACAACTTTCCTTTCTTCTTGCAAGGTTTTGTAGGAGAGCTGGTTGGTATACCAGATTGGGCCTTAAACTTAATGGAATATGTGGGATTTAGACACCCACTCCATAAAGAGAAAGATACCCTCCTTGGATACGCTAAAGGTCAACCGATGGGTTTATACCCGAGTTTTCCTTTATTTGCTCTTACCCACAATGTCCTCCTACATGCAATTGCTTGCAAGTTTGATGTGGCTGATGATAGCTTTAGGGTCTTAGGTGATGACGTAGTCATTACGTCTGACCTTTTAGCGAACGAATACCTTAAAGTATTAGAAATACTTAAGGTCCCGGTGTCGAGATCGAAGACTTTCCGATCGTCAATCCTGGGAGAGTTCGGTGGTCAGGTCTTTTGGAAGGGGTATGATGTCACACCCATAAAGTGGAGACGTTCTACTCAGAAATCTATTAATGTGATTTCTCAATACATTAGTAGACGCCTAGTCACCCTTGACGAAGCTAACCAAAAGATTAAACACATCCCGCTTGCTGATCCTCAGGTATACACGCATGCTGAAGCCCTCCTTCC